AAATTCAGTTTTGTGTAATCGTCGGTTATAGTCCCCGCTGCGTACAATGTAGGGTTCGAAAGAAAATGAATATCGTATTTATACGGGTCTTCTGCCGTTCCCGCGCCCTGTCTATTAAACAGAATGTCCGAAATCCATTCAAACGAATTAGCGTAGGGCGTTTCTTTGCCGCGATAAACGCAGTTGTGTTTACCGTCTGTATTGCTTACGGGCGACCCGCTCGATGTTAAAACGGAATTGCAAGAACCGTTTTTCCAAGCCGCCGTACAAACTATATTCCCGACCGCGATATTTACCGCGTCGCCGTCAAATACGATTGCTTTATTATCTGCGTCGTAAACCTCGATTGCTGTTACTATTCGGTTATTTGCTTTATTGTAAGAACCAAGCGAAGTTCCGATTAGAATTGTTTGACCGATAACATACTTCGCTGCGACTGCGTTAGTCACAATAATTCGGTTTGTGTTATCTTCTGCTACCGTTGCCGTATCGCTTGCAACATAAGGCATATTTGCCGCGCCGACCATAACAGACTGAATATTGCGGGTCGCGAATTCAACCCACATATATAAACACTCGGTATACCATTCGGCGGTTGTGGTTACTGTATATTTGTCGCCAAGCATCCGCGCGGCTGTCATTGCCGTATTAAGTGAATATAAATCAGAAAATACGCCCGCGCGCGAAGTTGCTTTGCCGTCAATTGTCGCCATTGGATAAGCTGCGGTATATGCTTTCTGCCGCAAAGTTCCGTCGGGCTTTATAAATATAGGGGCGGGGAAAAAGTCTGCAAGCTGCGACGCAGAAATTACGATTTCCTCCGCGCCGTCGTCACTATATGTGTGTTTGTAAAAGAACAAAGAGTGTTCGACCCACACTTCGCCGTTTGAACCGTCTTCCGTATATCCGGGTTCACCTTTATAGGCGTTAACAATAAAATTCCCGTTTGTGTCGAAAGCACCGCAGCAGCGGCGGCGTGCGCTCCAAGGGTATATATTGTCAAAATCGTTTTTCGCGGTTGTCGTATCTGTTCCGACACCTGCGACAAGCCCGACCGCATTGTAAAGTCGTGCGACCGTTGCACCCGTGTTCGCCGTGCCGCCGAAAGAAACGCCGTATCGCGTAATAAGCTTTGAAGCCTGATTTACAACTGCTTGTGCCGCCGCTGCTGCCGTGTTTGCGCTTTCTGTCGCCGCTGTTGCCGCTGCCGTGTGTTCGTCAATATCGTTTTCGATTGTTTCAAGGTCGTTTAATGCTTTCGTTGCCGCTTCAAGCGCAGAATTAGCAACGCCCGAAACATTATTTACACGGTTAAGCGCGGCAGTCAAGGCGGTATATTCGTCTGTGCTTGTAATATTCGGGTTTACCGCTGCCGAAGTCACTTTAACGATAAACGGAACGCTTGTTAAACTGCTTTCATCAGCTCCGTAAAGACTGATTTCGCACTTACAATTGCCGACCGCAGCCAACATCTGTTCGGTAAGTTCTGCCGTAATTGTCCCGTCTTCGTTAATTGTTGCGTCGTTAAAGATGTTTGTTCCGTCCGGCTTCTTGCAACGAATAACCGCTGTTGCGTCGCTCGGCACATTGTACGGCTGCGCATTACTTAAAAGCGTGACTTTCACGAAACGGGAGTTTGTGTCGCCTTGAACGGCTGTTATGTATTCAAAGAACATTTCGCCCGCAAGGTCAACCGTAATTTCTTTAATGTACTTCATTCTGTTTTCCTCCAATTGCTTTTATAACTGCGTCCACGGTGTCCATTCTGAATTCAGAATAAAAGAACGGACAAAAACTTTACAGCCCGAAGCCGTTTGCGTGAAACGCTGAATTAAATTGTAACCGTTATCCGTTGCCAAAACTTCAAGAAAGCCCGCGCCGCCCGGTGCATTACTTACTCCGCTTGAAGACGGCAAAAAGAATATACCTCCGTTTTTGTAATTATCGAAGTCGTCTTTTACATAACCCGTATAGCCAAGCACATATACGCCGTTTTCTTTGATTTCGCCTATAACATCAAGTGCGCTTTCGGGGTTGCGGTTGTTTATGCCGATTTTCTTACGGCGTTTAGATACAAGCGGCGTTCCCGCGGGAAGCGTAAATGTATAAGTGAAATAAGTCAGTTTATCAGATAAATAGAATTGAACATAATACGAATAATCCGGGTCAAGCGAAATAAATTCATCGTTTTTGAATTTTACTGATGTATCTGTTATCGTAAGGCTATCTGTCGGAATAGCCGTATAAGAATTATAGTAGATTTCACTTGTTTTTCTGTATCGGTAATACAGATGTTGAAATTCATTTTTATTGATATTAGATACAAGGATTTTAGAAAGCGTAGCCGATAATTCCACTTGCGTAATAGCTTCGACTTCATTCACACGCCGCATTGTTACATCGGATATGTCAACCTTTGCATACGCCGCAACGGTAATTGTTTTTGAGACCGATACCGAATAACCGCGACTATCGACCGCAGTTACCTTCAAGACAAGATTTCCCGATTTTGAAATCGTGCCGCAATTCAGTTTTGTTCCGCTTGAAGATATGACCGCTTCGTTAATCGTTGCTTGATATTGTTTTATCGAAGCTCCGTTTTTTGCGGTAGCCGTATACGCTGTAACGGAAAGAGTGGAATAGCCTTGTATCATTACTTGATTATTTCCCGTTATCTCTACGGTTGAAGCTTTGCTATCTTCGTATGTAAATCCTGCGGAATTGCTGAAGGTAGGTGCGCTGTTTGCGGCAGTTGTCTGAATGGTCGCTGTTTTGCTCGATACGCTGCCGATAGTCGTGTTTCCGCTTTTCGTCGTCAAAGAGAAAGTTCCATTAAATGACTTTGTAGAAGCCATAGCCGAGAGGATAGCCGACCTTTGCGCCGATGAAAGCGTAATAGATTTATTTACTGTTCCTGCGCTTGATTGTGCCGGTATAGTTATTGTTGTGATAACCGTTGAACCGTTTTTTATATCAAGTGTGTATGTAAAGTTTGTGGAATAAACCGTCCAATTGAACGATAACGACGGCGAAGCCGCGTCCGCTGTCAATGTTGAAACGCTGTTCAAAACTGCATTACCGAGCGTTTTTATCGTAGAAACGCCCGAATGCCCATAAACATAATTCGATTTCTTTCTTGCACGAACCTTTATTGTATATGATGTATTCGGCGAAAGCCCCGTTATAGCCTTGTTTGCGCTTGTTCCTGCTGAATTTGAAAAATTAGTCCACGATGTACCGCCGTTTGTAGAATAATCCCAAATGTCACAAGTGGTTGAAGCTGTCGCCGATACAGTAACACCGTATGCCGTAATCCCCGAAGTGCTGATGTTTATAGTGGGTTCTGTACGGTCAATGGTCGTAAGTGCCATATTGCCGCCGTAATCAACCGCGCCCCAACTATAAACCCTTGTAGAAAAGCCGACATATACAGTTTTATCGCCGCCCGCATTGTGGGTTATTGTAATAGTGCCTGATACGCTGCCTTTTGCGGCGGGAAACTCTTTGCTATCCCATTGTGTAACGCCTTTGTGATACACTTGCGTTCCGTTGATTGTAACGGTTGTTTCGTCAATTCTGTAATAATTGACGCTGCCTCCAACAGAAGAAAGCGTCCAATTAAGCGTCGAAGTGTTATTGATAGTGTTAATCGTTTCAGATATGTAAAGGTTCAAATATCGTCCGTCATAATTATTGCTGTTCCACGAAGCCATATTATCCTCCTTTAATCAAGTAATACTTCATCTACACCGCCCGTAACGGGGACAAATTTTAATTTGCCGATAGAAAGTTCGTCTTGAACAACTGTTTTTTTAAGAATAGTCGTATCTTTATTTACCGTGATAACCTTTTCTTCGCGATATAGTACGGCAAATTCAACATTGTTTATAATGGTGCTTGTTTCGCTTTCAGTATTCGTTATATGAATTCCGTTGCGGTCAATTTTAACATCTGTTGTATAAATTTCGTTCGGCGCGGGCGTCCACCGCTGTTTTGCCGCTCCCTCGGTTAACATCATATCCGCAATGTAGAAATAATCCGCATACGAATAAATTTCGATTGAAAGAGTGTTTGAAGACGCGACAAATGTAATTGTATGTTCTGTCCATTCCTCGGCAGTAGCTGTATTTATCACTTCGATTTCAGAGCCACCGACGGCAATTTTCACCCAACTGCGAACAGCAGATTTCGCCGATTTGAAAGTAAGCGTATATGTTGCCCCCGCAATTACGGTTACTTCCTGCGAAAGCGTACCCGCCCCAACCCAAAAGCAAGAGCCGGAAAGCGTATTGTTCTTTGTTGCCGTGTTTTGCAAAGTCTGAACAGTTCCCGTGTATTGCCAATCGGAAGATACTCCGTTTAAGCCGCTCGAATTTGTTATATGGTTGATACCGCCCGTATATTGACTTGAAAACGAAAGCGATAAATCTTGCACCGTTTGCAAAATCTGTGATATTTGCGTTTCAGTTTGTGAAATGTCGCCCGAAAGCGTTTCAGACACCGACTTAATAAGGCTTCGGAGCTGTTCGTCAGCGGCAACAAAGGCTTGTTCAACTTCATTTTTTGCCCCCGTTATTTCTTCCGTGACTTCCGCTTTATATCCTGCCGAAATCGCCGTCGCGCGAACGCTGTCGGCTTCAAGTAATTCGCCCTTAATCGTACCCGCAGTAATAAAATCCGCGACAATTGCACCGTCGTTTGTCATTGCAAGAGCAAAAGGCCCATTATATCCCGTAGAGCTGTAACCCAAGCCGCCTGAATTCCAACGCCACACATTAACCGCAGTATCAACACTCGGCGCGTCCATAATCAATATTTCTTGCGGATTATTCGACGGGTTCAATACAACATAACCGCCGCTTTGCCCGGTGATAGCCGCCGTTGCCGTAGCGATAGCTTGCGCTAATTTTACACTTGCAGCGGTTGTCTGTTTTTTTATTTCTTGCTTTACACCTTCTATCGCGGCGGTGCTTGAGTTAAAGGTGTCGGCAAAATTTGCTTTTGCGTCGCCAAGTTCCAAGCTTTCATAATCTTCCTTTAAAGTGTTATATTTAACCTTTATAACCTTTGCAGCGGCAGAAACGCCCAACCGTTCATAAAGAACGGTTACGGTATCGCATAACCCGACACGCTCTAAAAGCGCATATCGCGTGTATTCCGGCGATTTCCATAAGTGCTTAAACGATACTGTGATATTCACGCTCGGAATATCAAACCCACTACTATTAACCCACGCTTGCGCTTTGTTTCGAAGATTTTCCTCCGTCGGCGTTTCGCCCTCTCCGTAAGTATCTGAAAAATCTTTCATACAAACGCGGACTTTTGAATATTTATCAGCGTGCGGGCTGTAAATGAGTTTTTCGGAAAGCGTAATCGTCACTTCCTGCGGCTGTTCCGATGAACCCGCTTCGGACTGCGGCGTAAATTTTGCATAGGGATAAACCGCTGTATATACCGAAGCAATGTTTTTTTCCTGCTTTAAGTCGGTTAAATTCTTGCCATAAGCAATGTTTATTCCCGTTTCCGTCCCTCTCGAACGATGAAGTTTTACTTTGAAATTGTCGAATTCATATTCGCCGCCGTATGTATCAAGGATAGAACCCTGCGTACCGCCGAGCGCGGCACGGATAGACACAAAAGAAAGCGAAGTAGAATTAAGCGTATCAATATCGCTTTGAGCTGTAAAATTATGTTCAAGAAGCCCTGCCGAAAGAACGGCATTTAGTGCCGTTTGCGCGTTTGCGTTTAGCACGGTGACTTCTTCAATTGGATTTTTACTTAATTCATACGAAATATGTTCCGCGTTGAATGTTACAATTCCGTTAATCGGCTTCGAATGCTTATATATTCGAAATAGCTGTAAATCGCTTGTTTCGTTTGCTTTTGCCTTTACAATGCAATCGGTTTCTATGTATGAATATAGCCGACCGGCAATTGGATATGTAAATTCAAGTTCGAACGCTCCGTTTCTTTCTTCGGTAACATAACAAGAAAGCGTTTCGGAAAGAGTTCCGATACCGTTGTTTGAAAATACCGTTTCATTCGGTGTATAAAGAATTGGTATCATAATGTACACCACCTCGGCACAATTACGATTTCAGATACAGCACCAACAAACGATATATTGTTTTTACCTTCCGAAAATTTCGGGAATTCCGTAAAACTTGTCTTACTGTTTTGAAGTATTGTGCCTTTGAAGCAGGATTGAATATCGCTGTCAACCTCGATGTATTCGTCAATGTCTGTAAAGGCATACGAAGCATTGTTGATAAAAAGCGTAATATCGCCGCTCCCGACGATTTTAATGTACGGTGTCGCTTCCCAATCTTCGGGATTATAGAGTATAGCCGCTCCCGTAATTTTGATTTTCCGCTGTCCTTCAAAGGAATATTTGAAAGGCTTCGTTTTGAATGTAAGCGTAGCTGCTCCGAGCTTGCCCAATCTATCCGCAATATCAACTTTACCGTTGTAACACGCAAGATAGAAGTAATTCGGGTCGTATGTGTCGGTAAGGGTAAAATATCCCGCCGCGCCTTGCAACCACCGTTTTATTTTCTTAACCAACAGCGGCATTTCAAAATCCTCCGCAATGGCTGTTACTTTGTATTTGATTTCACCATTATCAAAGCAGCCTTCGTCCGTAATAATATCGCCGTTTCTGCCGTCAACCGCCGTGTATGTAACGCGGCGGGCGGGGGACACGCGCGAAGGCGTGTCGGTGATAATTAAATTCATATCATCATACGACCGCTTGCCGTTATATGAAAATTGATTTATATAATTTATCACGCAAACACGCCTCCTTTTCTTACGATATATTCTTCCGCAATTTCCATTGCTTCTTCAACAAGGCTTTGCATATCTTTATCGGTGTTGTTTATAAATTTATCAATATGAAAGCTTAAACCGCCAAGATTTACGGCCCCTGCGCCGTCATTTGATATATTAAGCTTCGCGCTTTCTACATCAAGTGTTGTTTGCAGTCCGGCAGTAACATCGCCCAAATTCTTTTCAAGATTTTCTTGTAAGTTCGGTGTTTCTACATCAACGCCTACCGCGATACCTTTTACAAGGTTTTTGCCTATCATATCGCGGAAAACCGTTGACGGCGAATGAATGCCGAAAAAGTTTTTAATCTTATCAACGACACCACCGAAAAAGCCCGATATTTTATCCCACAGCCACGCGCCCGCGTCGCTTATTCCGTTCCATAATCCTTTAATCAGATTTAAGCCGCATTCGGCGATTTTCGGAACGAACGATATAATCGCGTCCACGATACCTTTGATAATCTGCGGAATAGCTTTTACGATTTCGACAATGATTTTCGGTAAGTTTTCAATTAAAGCAACGAATAATTGAACACCCGCCACAATAATTTTGTCGATGTTCCCGATAAGCGCGTCAACAATCGAAGTGATTATTTTCGGCAATGCTTTGACTATCGTTGTTATAATCTGCGGAAGTGCTTGTATCAGAGCAACAAGCAAATCAATACCCGCCTGCACGATAAGCGGCAAATTCTTCAAAAGCGCGTCGATTATACTTGTTATAATCTGCGGCAATACCTCAACTATCTTTTGAATAATAGTCGGTAACGCCGTTACAAGCGCGGTTAATAACTGTATTCCCGCGTCTATGATTTGCGGAATTGCAGATAAAATACCGTCAAGCAATGCCGAAATGATTTGCGGTAATGCGTCCAACAATTGCGGTATCGCTTCAATAAGACCTTGCGCAAGTGAAAGAATAAGCGTAATACCCGCTTGAATAATAAGAGGTAAATTGTCGGTAATCACTTGAATAAGCTTTGGTATCATATCGACAACAGCTTGAATTATCTGCGGAAGAGCGTTAGATATTCCGTTAATCAAAGCAACGATAATTTGCAATCCCGCATTTATAAACTGCGGAAGATTTGATATTATGAATGTGATAACCGTTGTTATCAACTGCATAACAACATCTACAACCATTTGAATATTTCCCGTTATAGAATTCAAAAGGCTTTGCAATATCTGAAATACAGTATCAATAAGCGTCGGTAAGCACGCCAAAAGCACTTCAACAAGCATTGTTATAATTTGCGGCGCAATGCCTAAAAGTGTTTCAATTACCGTTTGAATAACCGTTAAGAGCTGTGGAACAGCTTCTTGAAACGATTGTAACATCATTTCAACGCCTTCTTTGACTTGTTCGCCCGCTCCTTTTTGACCCGCAATCAAATTAGTAAAGCCCGTTGTAAGTTGTGTTAAGCCCGGTAGCATTTGCGATACTATGGAATTTTTTGCGCCGCTCATAGCTGTTTTAAGTCGGTCAATACTATCCCCGAATTCTGCGCCCGCTTCGACAGCTTCGCCACTTAATACACCGCCCAAGTTTTCGCATTCCTGTTTCCAAGAGTTAATACCTTCAGAACCTTCCGCAAGCATAGGCGCTAAGTCTGCATAAGATTTTCCGAAAATGTCATTTGCAAGAGCGTTACGGGTTGTTGCGTCTTCCATATCTGCAAGCTTCGCAATGACAATGTTAAATGCTTCCCCCGAATTCCCGATATTCGAAATGTCAATCCCCAACCGTTTATATGCTTCGGCGGTAGTTTTGCTTCCTTCCTTCGCGTCAGAAAAAGATTTTTGCTGTTTTATCATTAAAGCGTCAAGCTTTGCAGTTTCCATACCGCCAAGTTTAGCCGCATAAGCCCACTTTTGATATTCTTCCGCAGAAGTTCCGACTTTTTTCGCAGCGTCGTCTATGTCACCGCCAATATCGCCGACTTCTTGCGCCATATCCCATATTTTTTTACCCGCAACGGCTGTACCCGCTCCGATTGCGGTAATTCCTGCAACTGCGACTTTTGCGGCGTTCTTTGCAAGGCTGCCGAATTTTTCCCACCCGTTGCCGCCTTGCTTTGCGTCTTCACCCGATTGTTTCGCTTTTTTTCCTGCCTTTTCGCTGTCTTCGCCCGCGCTTTTTGCGTCTTTGCCGCTCTGTTCGCATTCTTTTCCGAAGTCGTCAACGGCTTTTTCAGCCTTTTTAACATCTGCTTCGGCGTATGTAACACGATTTTGAAACGCTTTATATTCAGCTTCGCCCATTGTACCCGCTTTGAATTGCGCTTCAACCTCGGCTTGCGCTTGCTTTAAGATGTTAAGTTTTGTCTTTGAATTTTCTAATGCGTCAGCAAGCAATTTTTGCTTCTGTGCTATTGCTTCGGTGTTGGAGGGGTCAAACTTCAAAAGGGTATTTACGGCTTTTAACTCCTGCTGTATGCTTTTGCTTTCTGCATTTACAGACGATAAAGCTTTATTAAGCGGTGTAACATCGCCGCCGATTTCAACTGTAATACCTTTGATAACGCTATCTGCCATTGTTTGCCCCCTCCTTTCCGAATTTTATCCGCAGGGCTTGTCTATCCGGCTCGGTTTGCTCTACGCGCCAACAGTTCTTCAAATATTCGCGTCCGCTGTCTGATTGACTTTGCTTGTATATGAAGCCGTCACGCATAAGCAACATATAAACATCAATCGGCAATTCCTCGATTTCAAGGAAGTTAAGCCCGGAATACTCCGAAACGACTTTTTCGCCGATTGTTGATATTTTGTAATGTCCCGTATCGTCGCCGTCTTGCGGGTAATACGGGATTTTCAGTTTGGGTCGCTTGTAATAGTTCCGGCAAACTTGCCGTATTCAAGAATAATCAACGACATATCTTCAATGTCCATAATGTCGTCAACCTCTTTTGCGGTGAATTCTTTTCCTGCCTTATTGTTTGAAAGCACTTCGGCGGTTACTTCCGCGATTTCATCGTATGCGTTTTCAATATCTGTCCCGCCTTCAAGAAGCTTTTTAAGCGAAACAATTTTTGTGTAAAGCTTCTTTTTCGGAACGCCCAAAAGAACGGTAGTACCGTCGTAAAGCTTGACGGGAAGATACTTCTTTTCACGCTGTGTAAAATCAAGCATTTTATAAACCTCCGTTATTAGTCGCTTGCCGTTTCTTCTTCGTATACAATAAGCGTTCCTTCGCTATCGTGCGGCTTTGCCTTAAATTCAGCGTCAACAACGGTTTCTTTATCTTTTGCAAAAGCAAGTGTAAAGCCCGCTTCGTTCTTTCCGACGATAGTTACGCGAATATCGCCGTCAGCGGCGTCTTCGTGTACGAAATGAAGCACATACGATTTCCCGTTGTCATTGCCGCGACCACCGATTTTAACGGTTCTTTTATTCTGTGTTTCGGTGACACGGGCAGTAGAAGATAAAGCAGCAAGGGTGTTGCCATTCCAAGTGATAACTCCCGATTTAAGCGTCGCTTCCTCTTTGGTGATGATTGTTTTCTGAACCAATCCGAAATCGTCTTCGGCTGTATAGTATTCCGGCTTATATTCAAGGCTTGCGCCGCCCGAAATAAGTCCAAGCAAATTAGCTTCGGTTTCAATTGCGGTGTTTTCGGGAATAGTACCGTCAAATTCTTCGTAATAAAGCTTGCCGCTGCCAAGTACAATACTTTCAATATTGTTTCCCATTGTTAAATCCTCCTTATTTTTTCGTAAATGTCGAATTCGTAAGATACGCAATACATTTTTTCTTCGCTTATGTATTCTTCATATTTTTCGAATTCAAATGTGGATATTGCGGCTTCGACCGCCGCTTCGCGCGAAATGCTTTTGGTATTGCTGTAAAGCTCTATTGTGACGCGCTTGCGCATTAAAAGATTTTTGCCGTCTGCGCCGCGCCCGCTCTCATTGTCGATAAGGTAAACAATGTACGGCGGCTTTGGCACGGGCTTGTTTTTGTACGGCTTAAACTCGCGGTAGGCGAATTGAAGCCCTGTTGCGCTTAACAAATTTTCTATTTGCTTATTTACCGCCACTTCTTATAGCTCCTTCCACCCGCTCCGAAAATTTCTGCTTTGCCGCTTCCGCGTTTTGCTCAATATGAGGAAAAGAGCGTGTGCGACCGCCGTTCCGTTTTGCGTGTCCTTTTTCAAGTAAATGCGCCAAACGATAGTACGGAGCTTTAACATACCAAGTATTCGTTTTTTGAAATTGCCCGTCACGGGTTGTCTTAATAGCCATAGCTTTTTTATATTTGCCCTTGCGTTTCGGTGCTGCCGCTCTTGTGTTATTAAGAAGTTCTTTTGCGGTTTCGTCTGCCGCCGCCTTTACTTTTTCAGCGACTGCAACCGTGTATAAAGAAAGTTCTTTTGAAATACTGTCGGCAAGCGCGCCAATGTCGATAGTGCTTCCCATAGTCACACCCCGACTTTACTTGTCAAATATAATTCGATATGCCCGTCGCTCAAAAGGTATGTGCGATATACGCCGTATCGTTTGTTATTAAATTCCACGATTGCTTGACCGTCATAATCGCTGGCCCATACCGTGATTTTGAATTCCGCTTTGAAGCCCGCTTGCGCGGCAGCGAAAAACTCTCTTTGCCCAACGCTTTCAACCGTACCGAATATATCAAGCTTTTCTTCGATTTCGGCGTCTATTTCGGCAATAAGTGTTATAATTTCATCGCTCACGGTAATGCCCTCCCTTGATTTTGGTTAAAAGCATATCATAGGAAGCCATAAGTTTTTCGCGGTCGGGATTACTCCCATAGTTTGCGTTAGCGTATGTGATTATTGCTTCTTTAATCAAAGGGTCGGTTGTTGCCGACAAATGTTTGTCGGCAACGCCTATCCTTTTCAAATCCGCAATGGCAACCGCACAAAGCTGCCGCACATCTTCATCAAGAACATCGCTTCGGGTTTTACGAATGCGAAGCTTTACAGCGTCAAGAATTTCTTGTGTTACCATAGCTTAACCCCCGTTAAGAAGCCGAAACAACAGTTGCAGAACCCGCACCGACACAAGTATTTGCGCCGTCAACTTCAACAATTACGATTTTCTTTCCGCTTTCGGCTGTAATTTCGGCTTCGCCGTCCCAATTAGTATAGCCCGAAGTGCAAATACTGCCGACGGTCGGAATTGTCGGGTTTGCGGCAACTTTATATTTATAACTGTGTCCCTCCCCGATAACCGGCTTGACGGTAATTGCAGTTTTGCCCGTGCTTGCTCCTGCTATCGAAGTGACGGTAAGTTCATTACCGGGCGTATCGTCCGTGTCAATTAGTTTTTTTTTACGCGAAGGAAGCCGTTGTATGCGGCTACATTGCCTCCGACAAAAATATCGCCACGGTGCGCAATCTGACCCTGCTTGAATTTATATTCATTGGAACGCTGAATGTCCATATCTGAAAAGATAGGCATTTCGTAGTTCGAAAGCGGACCATACGCCATAGAATAATCGCCCGAAGAAGTAGTGCTTGCTGAAATAGCTTTGCAAGCAGAATTGATAATGTACGGTACGCCGTCAATCGTGCCGGTATTGCCGTGATTTACAACGGTGTATGCCTTTGTTCCGTCAGAAAGGCGACAAGTTGCAAACGCTTTCAAATCCGCTTTATTGAGGATAAGAACAGCAACATCTTCAACATCTTCATCGCCGCCGAAAGCGTAAATAATGGTGTCAAGCGTATCTTTGTCAATTGCCGAAATTGAAATGTCGGTACTACGGTCGATGATGTCGTCGTCAGAGCTTGCAGGATTGTAAAAAATGCCGTAAAGCTTGCCCGCACCACCTGCGCCAACAAGGATTTGACGGGAAAGATACTTGCGAATGGCAATTTCGGTCGAACCGCCGACAGTTGCGTCGTAGTCTGCGGGCGCAAGCTTTGCAATTTCTTCCGGCTCTTCGCAATATGCGGTAATTTTGGTCTTCGCCATTTCGGCATAACCGAAAATAGGTTCGGCGGTATTATAATCCGCTCCTTCGTTTGTATAACCGCCCGTTCCATAGCCCTTAATGAAGCCGCGCTTATAGCTTTCGCCGCCGATAAGCGGTACGGCGCGAACGCGGTCAACAAGGCTTGATACCTCATTAAAGGTAGGTTTTACATCGGTCGCGGTATGCTGCGTAAGTACGGTAGAAGAAGATGTAAGCGTATTCTTAACTGCAAATTTCTTCGTTACCTTATTTCCTGCTTTAAGAGCCTTACCGCGCTTTGTTGCGCTGTCTTCGGGGTCTGCGCCGCCCTCTCCGTTTGCAGCCGAACCGTCGGCGGGGTCTGCCGCTCCGTCTGCCGCCCTCTGGAGGCGGGCGCGTGTTTCCGCTTCCCCGATTTTTGCTTCGATTTCTTCTGCTTCTGCAAGCAGTCTTTCAAGGGCTTCTCTGTCGCCCTCTTTTACCTTTGCCGCTTCGGCGTTAATAGCGCGCAAGCGTGCTTTCATTTCCTTAACTGTCATTTTGTTAAGCTCCTTTCGATAATCCGTCAATTACGACGCGTTTTATTTTTTCCACCGTTTTTTCGGCGGTATTATCAGCCGCTTGCGCGGATTTGATAATCTCTTTTGGAATTTTTGCGTATGCCGAAGTGCTGTAATCGAGCTTTGCGGCATATTCTTTTGCCGCTCCAACCTCGATATTGAAATATTTTGCCGCTTCTTCACCGTTAAGCCAAGTTTCCTCCGCAACCATTTTTTCAATATCTGCTATATCCACACCTTCGGCAAGATGTTCCTTGTAAACATTGATAATGCCCGTTTCGATAGTGTCAAGGTCTGCCGCCATTTTGCGGCAGTCGTCGGCGTTTCCCGTGCAAGCCGCCCACGGCTTGTGTATCATAAGAAATGCATTTGACGGCACAATAACGCGGTCGCCCGCAAGGGCAATTACAGAAGCGATAGAAGCCGCCATACCGTCAACATAAACCGTTTTGAAGCCCTTGTGTCTTTGCAGCATATTATAAATTGCTATGCCCGCAAAAACAGAGCCGCCGCCGCTGTTAATGTAAATATTGAGGTTCTTTCCTTCCTGCTCTTTCAGAAAATCGCGTATTGCTTCCGGGTATTGGTCGCTATCAGTCCACACTCCCCACCAATCCGAAACTATGTCACCGTAAAAGAACAAATCTGCACTTGTAAGCGTTTCATTTTTTACGGTTAAAAGCTGTTTGAGATTGTCGGCAACCGATTTTTGCTTTGAAGTATTGTTAAAAATGTTCATTTGTTCGCCCCCTCTCGAAGCATATTTTTGATTACCCGCGATGTGGCATTCGTTGACGGGTCTTCTTCCTGCGGCGGGGCCGTTACTTCGCCGCCCTCTTTGCCCGTTTGATACAAACTTTGGTCGTCAGTCTTTACAAAATTAAGGGACACCATACGCACATCGCCGCCCTCAATAGGCGGATAATACATAAGTTCCAAATATTGATTGATTGTAATTGCGCCACGGTCAAACAAGTCTTTGCCTATTGCGGCGCGGGTTTGAAGTGTTGCATATTGCAATCGGTTAGAAGTGAAAACAATCTTGTTTCCGCAACCTCTTTCGCGCTCCGTAAACAGCTTAAAACTGAATTCAAGCGATAATTGTATCGCTATCGGTTCAATAACCGCTTCATAAAAGGCGTTCCATTCCGCTTCGTTAAAAGTAGAATTTAGAATTTTTTCGTTAACTCCATAGTAACGGTAAATGTTCTCGCGGAAAAATTGTACTTGCGTAATAGGTATCGGGCGCGGCTGTTGTGAAATTTCGTGAAATTCCATTGAATTATCAAGTCCGGCAATGCCGCCTTCATTTTCAGCCGACATATACGCCGCTTGAAACTCTTTGACTTTCTCTTTTAATTCGTCTTCGTCGGCAAAATTGTTGTACTTCAAATATCCACGAAGCGACGCGGAATTGTTGATAACATTTTTTATTCCGTTATAGGTTATTTCCAAAAGCTCCGTTGAATTTTTTAATTCGGCGTCCGGCGATGTTCCGAGAAACCGCTTTTTGTTGTACCTCGATTTAATGTGAATAACGAATTGATAAGGGACTGTATATTCCAAGCCGTCGTAATCCCATACAAAGCGTAGATACATAATTCCGTTTTCGTCTTCAAAGATACGGTGCGAACGGACGGTTATAGGCTGTATGCGTTCTATATCCGAAAAGTCTTCGTTATAGAAAACAATAGAAAACGCGTTTGAAGTATACACAAGGTCGCTTGCGATACGGTATAAAAAATCAAATGTTGAAGCTTCCGGGCAAGGACGAATATTCAAAAGGCGGGAAAGACGGTCATTCTTTATCGTAATACCCTTTGCGTCTTTGCGTATTACTTGCGGTGAAAGCTTCGCAACATTGGTCGCTATAACATTAGCTACCGCCCCGACAATTTCATTGTCGCGCAGCGACCCGCTCGGCATATACTCACTTCGATTGAATACTATGTTTACCCTGCGTTTCAATCTTGAAAGAAACTTTGAAAATATGTTCAAGTTTTCACCTCCTTATGCTGATTTGTTATTTTCAAGGCGTTTTCCGATTTCGGAATAATATTTGCTTCTTACAGTAAACGCGTCAATAACCGATACAAAACCGTCAATGTGCATTCTGCGTTCTATTTTAACCGGCTTTTTTCGCCCGTCGCCGCTGTTTATTTGAACCGCTGTGTTAAGCAAGTGAGCTTTAAGCAAGTTGTTTTCACCGATTTGTATAACCTTGTCTTTTACCTTGCCTTCAAATTCATCAAGCAATGGCGAAAGATTAGTACCTTGAAATACATCGTCAGTATGAAAACCGTTTTGTTGAAGGTCTTGAATAAGATATTGCGCAGAATAGCGGTCATACCCGACCTTTAACGGTTTGATTTTATATTGCTTTATCAGCATTAAGAACCACTTTTCTACATCGCGATAATCCACATCGTGATTACCCGATATAGTCAAGAAGCCTTGCTTTGCGTATATGTTGTACGGGACATTCTCTTCGTCAACCGCTTTTTCAAATCTATCGCGCGGCATAAAGAATTGTGTAAAAATGTAAAACTTCTTCTTGCGCTCAATAACGATAGAAGCCGCCGTAAGGTCTGTTGTTTTGGAAAGGTCAATACCCGCCACGCAGTAACAGCCGCGAGAATCTTCAAGCGTGTATTTTTCACCCGAAATGTTTTCCACATCTTGAAAATCAAGCCACGCAACCGAAGAATTCTGCTTAATATTGCAGTATTTACATAAAAATTCGGCTTTTTTTGATAGAGAAAGGCGTGCAATTTTGATTTCTTCTATGTAAAAATCGGTTGAAACAGAAACGCCCAAATTCGGATTTGCTTTTTTCAGTTCCTCGATGTCGTCCCACTTTTCAACATCATCAATCATATAGAGAAACGGGAGCAGCCGCGCTTCATCGCTGTTACCCTTCAGAAACGCCGTAGCACGCTTTACAAGTTCGTCGTAAATACCGTCGTTAATATACCCGGCTGTCGATATAGATAAAATAAGCGGTTGCTTGCGCGCTCCAAGCGCAGACTTCATAACTTCGTATTGCTTTAAGCCTTGTTCACCGGGCCAAGCTTCGATTTCATCACAAACGGTTAAATGTGGGTTAAAACCGTCGGACTTTTTCGAATTGAATGCAAGCCGTTTTATACTTGTGTTGAGTTCTGCAATGTAAATATCCGAACGGCGTTTTTTTGTGAAATCGGGGTCGCCCAATTCGTCGTCGCTCTGCACAATTTGATAAAATGCGTCATATACAAGGTCGGCTTGTTCAAGTTTCGGAGCAAGGCAATAAATCTTTGCGCCGTATTCTCCGTCAAGGTAGGACATATAAGCTATAATCGCCGCCGCAAATAGGGTTTTGCCGTTTTTGCGGGCAACGATAATAAAAACTTCGCGAAATTGCCGAAAACCGCTTGTATCAACAATTCCGAATATCGCTGAAACGATAGCTTTTTGCCATAATTCCAACTTCAAAAGGTCGCTTCGCCCTTCTGAATGGTGACAAAAATTTTCGATAAATTTTATAGCTTTGTTTGCCTTTTTGGCGTCGAAAAACCACCGCCCGTTTTCAAGTCCTGCAATAAGAATTTCATAAATAAGCTTTATCCATTTACCGACGGTAACGCGCCCCGTTTTAATTGCGTCGTAATACTCGTAAATGTAGCTTGAATACGGCATTATTCGCCCGCAAGTTCCCTTAATCGGCTTTTCTTTTCTTTTGTTGCCGGGGCAATGTCCGCAAGCGTTTTAATGGCTGCCGTAAGATTTTTTTGCAGAGCAATCAGCGTTTTAACTTCGTCCGACTGCTTCGTTCCGAATTGGTTTTCGCCGTTTTTATATTCAACGACAAAGCCCGCTTCGTTAATAATTTCTTCAAGCTCCGAAAGCGATACAGCGGTAAATGCCGCCGTTTTTATAAGGGGTTCAACAACTGAAAGTTTGTTCTTGTCAAGGTCACGCAAAGCGCGCTTTATTCTTGCAACTTCCTTTTTGATTTTCTGTTCTTTCGTCAACTCTTTCTTTGTTGCCATAAAAACACCTCCTTTTCTGACCCCCCCTCTACACGGGTTATGTGCGCGCCTGCGGAGTATTTTTGCACTCCAATCTCCGGTTTCCGCGACGGTTATTTTTTCGGAGGGTAGGGGGGTATAATGTTACCGTTTGCGTCAAATGCGTATCGCTTATTATGCTTCGATGAATGTTCTTTGTTGTGGCAATCTTGACAAAGTAATTCAAGGTTCGACCAATTCAAAGTTATATTGCAATCGTGAATGTTGCGCGGTGTGATATACTTGCGATGATGTACTATATCGCCCGCCGCTCCGCACCGCTCACACAAGCCGCACTTGCTTTTGTAATAAGCGTTGCGCGTTCGTTGCCACGCTTCGGATAAATAAAACTTCTTCGCATAATCTTTCATCGCGCTGTCACCGCTCCCGCCCCTTGCGCTTCACTTTGTTGTGTGACATTAAAGCCCAATGAATAAAGGCGTCGCGCCCGTAGGTGCAACGCCTTTATATAATCTTCATCGTGTATAGTTTAGCATATTTACATACGCTATTACTGACAGTATTACAAAGCTATGTGATATTTGTTTTCGTCGGCGTCCGCAATACGAAGCCCCCGAACAGCAGCGCAAAGCAACCGTGCTTCCTTCAGCCAACGATAAACCGTTCGTTCGTCCGTAGGACATTGCAGAGAGTAGCGGCGCACACGACACGATATATCGCCCCGGTGTAAAGGTTGCAACGGGTAAACAAAGTAAATTTCCTTTACCGCTGCCGCAATATGCGATTTTTCCCCTCTCTCTAAAAGCTCGATTGTTTTATCTACGGCTAATATATCAAGCAACATCGGTTCTTTTTTATCGACTGCAATTTCCGCTTGTTGAACGGCGACAGCGGGGTCGAAGTCTTTACGCTTCATAAGTTCCGTTTGGAAAACTTTTTCCCGCGCTTCCTCGTATGTCGGCTTACCCATAGCCGCATATAGTCTAAAAGCTTCTGTCACATAGTCCCTTGTAAAATCTTTTTTCATTGCGGCCCGTCACTTCCTTTTGCTTGTTTTGTCTATAATTGCAAGAATAATAAATGTCCCGCAAATTATACTCGTCATAATAACGCCCGTCATTTTATCACCTCCATTCGAAGCCAACGCAAGATACGACGCATATTCTTTTTTCTGACTTTCGCGCGATGATGATATAAGGCAAGCTGCACAACGCGACGGTTCGGATAGTTCTTGACGATACATACCCACAATTCCGAAACAGCTTTGCAAATCTGCGTAATAGTTTTGCAAAGGGCTTCAAATGCCGTTTTAAGGCAATTGACAGCCGCGACACACGCTTTCGCCGCCCTCTCGAATAATTCCTGAATTTCTTCGCTCATTCCGACACCTCCATTTCCGAAAGTTCTTTTTGCAATGCTTCAATTGCAAGGGAAATATACTCTTTAATTCTTGCTGTTTCTTCATAGTCGCCGCCGAACGATATGTTTTGCAAGAAATCGACCGCCGCTTCAAGTTTTGATTTGCTTTTCATTTTCGGTCGCCTCCGAATTCCTTGTGTTTCTTTACTTTTGTGGATAAGGAATTCAAGGTTCGGGACGGTGATTTTTGTTTCCACTTGATAAGCCCTATAACAGCCATAGCAAAATTAAAGCCATACAAGAGTGCTTGCGCGTAGCTGTCATTCGCTATGTTGAAGACACACCAAAATACATTCGTACAAATCCACACCACGAAACACCAACGCTTTTGAAAGCTATTCGCCACCGTTCCGACGATTGAACAAAGCGTTGCAAGATAGGCTATGTAAGTCATTCTTCAACCTCCGTCGAATTCTTTTTTGTTTCGGAACGCTCGACCTTAATAACACCTTTTGCGCCACGGGTTAATTTTGCGCGTGTGCCGCTTGAAAGAACAAGCGATACGGCGTGAATTTTGTAATTAGCAATCTGAACAGCTGCTGCGTCCATAAGTTCGATGTTATCTTCCGAAACGGGTTTATATCCTTCCTCGGCGCAAGCTTCGCCGAAAATTTCGTCGATAGCTTCAACGGCCCTTTGGATTTGGTCTTCTATCTTTCGCGCCCGCCTTGCTCCCGGACAATCGCATTCACCGCCCATAAGTTGAATTTGCCCGCAATATGGGCAAGTCGCTTCACCCTCGAAACCGATTTCTTGCATTGCTTCAACCTTTGCTTTTGAAATGCCAAGAGCAGAAGCGCGCCCGCGAACAGCTCCCGGCGTTCTTCCCACCGCTTCCGCAATTTCGCATACAGAACGCCCCGCTTCATAGCCCGCCTTTAATGCTTCATCTTCTTGCTTGCTCCAATTAGTCATTGTTGTTTACCTCCGTAAAGTTTTTAACTGAAAGTCCGAATTGACGCAAGACACCCGCTTCAATTCCCGTTTCTGTATCGAATATTTCGCAAGGCAATAAACCAAGCACGACATATCCGGGTTTGCAAAATTCCGAATTTGCCAAGACATACGAAATTCTTGCAATTATAGCGCGCCCGCTGTACTCGCCCGTTCCCGCTCCGTCGGGTTCAAATTCGTTTAATGCCAAAATGTCGCCGACTTTATAGTCACGGTCATTTTTTCTGACCTCAAACGGCTTTTTGCCACTCTTGACCGCTTCGTAATATTCGGGATAAATTTTAACCGCGTGCACCATTGTTTTTTCCTCCAAGTTCAAGATATTTTGTTATAAGTTCTTGCGCTTCCTGCCAACCATAGCAAACAGCAGCGGCGTAATCTTGCTTTTTCAAAGCCATAAGCCATTTGTTTTGATTTTCGGAAGTCTTGTTTTTGCCGTATTTCATCTCGATATACAGCCCGTGATATTTTCCGCGCGCGACCGGCAAGCATAAGTCGGGTACGCCCGCTTTAACGCCTTGTCGTTTAAGATTTGCCGCTTCAATGCGATTTCTGCTACCGCCATTCGGAATATGATAAAGCAAATCAATTTCGGGAAACCGACCGCGAACAAGCGCAGCCCAACGAAAAAGAGCTTCTTGCTCGTTGCCTTCGTGTGGTATAGGCTTACGCCGAGCCGCTCCCGGCGGTGAATTATTCATTTTGTTTCAGCTCCTTTGTTATGTAATCAGCTATGCTGCCAAGCACGCGAAGCGCACACGGTATAGCAAGACTGTTTCCGCACATCTTGTAACGGTTTCCGTCACAATCAAGTTTGTTGTACCACTTGACAAGTGAAGCTTTTGCCGGGGGCTTCTTTTGCTGTTGACCCCTTATTGCTTTATCAAGTAAAAACACTCGCGAAAAGAATGAAAATTCTTCTTCGGTCATATCCTCGATTTTAGGAAGCTTTGTCCAATGGTCGGGATAACCTTGCAATCGCTCACATTCAAGCGGTGTAAGGCGGCGTATAACCCATTCGATGAATTTATAAGCTACTGCCGACGGCCCCTTTGCAACAAGTGTTGAATTTATACCGCTGTCGTTAATATCAAAGTCGTAAAGAGCATTTTTACCCTGATTGAACGAAGCACGGTCGCAAGCATATACAACGGCGTGTTGGTCTACGGTGTTTAGGGTGAAAGAAACTTCTTCGTTTATTCCGCTTCCGTTAGGTGCGTTCTTGTCAGCTCTGCCGATTGATTTTCCTTGTATGCACAAAACGGGCGGTTTTGCCGTAGCCGCCAACGGGTGACAAGGGGCGTTCTGCTTTGGATTGCACCCGTTTTGCGGTGATGTAATTTGCGTTTCATCAAAAACTACCGTTTGACCGATAACAGACGGTATCATACTCGCTCGAAGCGTCGGCGATTTTTCTTCTTCGTAACCGATACTATAACTTTCTGCGGGCGCGCGGTCTAAAAATCCTGCCGCATACAATACATCAGCTTGTTTTTTGCAAGTGATAGTCGGTGATAATTCCTTGCGCATTTCTACATTAGCTGCTGTAATGCTGTTCTGTCCGTTAAAGCCGTTTGCTTGAACCACAACCGCGCAATAATCGTTTATCCGTCCGTTATGGTCGCCCGTCATTATGGGGGCTACTCCGTCGCCTCCATTTCCTCTTGCGGTGAAGCATTCACTACCGACATTAACGCTTCTTTCAGCAACGGCGGCAGTTCTTTCCCGCGTCGTTCTGCGCGGCGCAAGATACCCGCGCACGCTGTCGCACTCAAATAATATTTTTTCGGCACAATCACTTCCAAAACTTCCGACAAGGTAGATACGCTTTCTTCTCTGGGGTACTCCCCAATATTGAGCGTCAAGCTGTCGCCAAGCGGCACAAATTGCCCCCCCCTCGAACCACTCCTGCGGTTGCCCATTTCCCACTTGAAGGCATTGGAATATCGGTCTTTGTGATTTCTTCAAGCACGGTTCTAAAATCGCGCCCTTTATTACTACTGAACGCTCCGGGTACATTTTCCCAAACAATGAAATTTGGATATTTTCCATTTGTCGCTGACCTCATTTCGTAAATTATTCTTATTGCTTCTTTGAACAGCCCGCTTCGCTCACCGTCAAGCCCCGCTTGTTTTCCTGCGACACTTAAATCTTGACAAGGCGAACCGAAAGTGATTATATCAACGGGCGGGATTTTCGCGCCGTCTATGTCCGTTACACTTCCCAAATGTTCCATATCGGGAAATCGGTTCTTTGTTACCGCAACGCAAGCGGGGTCTATCTCTGACGCCCATATCGGTTTAATTCCCGCTATTGTTGCGGCAAAAGGGAAACCGCCGATACCGTCAAACAAACTTCCAAGTGTTAATACTCCGTTATCCATTCATTAACCTCCCATTGCGGCATTTCTTCGCCGTCTGATTTATACATAACAACCGAAACATACCAATTCCCGTTGTATTCGTTGTAACGGGCAAAGCACCGAATAAAACGATACCCCTTGTATTTACGCTCCCAATACACCTTGTCGTCAACCCGTTGTGTCGCCAACATCTGAACCCCGCGCGCTGTGATACGACCGTCTTTCGGTTTAGGCGAAATCGGCTTTTTAAGGTTCTTTGAACGAAGAATTTTTCGCGACCCGTGCAAATCTTTTGTAATATACCGCGCCGCGCTTTCCGGGCCGAAGCGTTCGGGCTGAAATCTATCTGCGTTGACACGGGCGTTTTTGTCCCACATATCCTCCAAAGTATCACGGTCAATACCGCCGGTCATAAGTAGATGAAAATGCCAATTGCTTTTACCTTTGTGTTTACCGCTCTTGTAAATCGTTTCTTCAAGCGGGCAATAATATAAAAACGGCTGTTTAAGTTTTGCTTTCTGTTTTTGCAAAGATTTATCGTTCGGATTTTCCTTCAGTAGTTCGGAAACTCTTTTCAATTCAGAAGCGCGCTTTGTTTTTACGCGACGAATATAGTTTGCAAAGTCGCGTTTTGCGGCTTTTTCTGTCAACGGAGCATTTTCGGGTCTGTATGTGATGTGCATAAATATATCGCCCGTTTCAAAATTCGCGTTAACAATGCGGATTGCCTTTTTTACTGCTTGCGAATGATTATATTTAGCTTGCGCTTCTGTTGAACGATTTGTTTTCGGGGCGCGCGTCGGAATTCTGCGACCGTCATTCCATATCGGGTAAAAGTCAGCTTCGAAAAGTTTTCCCGACTTTGTGTGCTTTTCCCGTATCACTCTTGTTCACCCCTTCGCGTTCCAAATGGTTTTTTGACAAATTCGGGGTTGTCCTTATTGACGGCATTTTCATAATGTGCATTGATTTCAAATACCGAATTGTAAAGAGCGGTACGAAGATATGTTTTTTTGTGTTTGATTTCGTATGTAGCCCGTCCGAAATTTTCCATAACAAGTACGATGTGTTCGTGCGTCAAACGATGATATATTGCTTGAACCATTTCGGCAGGAAGATTATTTCCCGCAACCCTTACAAGCGCATTCGGCGGCAATTTCAAAACCTCCGTAATAATCAAACAAAGTTCTTCCGCGCCGTCGCGGTCGATGTACGGAAAGCAATCAAAATCAATCCTATCTTTTACATCGCCGAAGACTTCATAAAAAGTTGAGCTTTCTTCGTAAGCTCTGTCGAAAGCTTCGTTCATTTGGTCGGGCGAAATATACTCGACTTGACTTTGACTGCGAATTGAATTTTCAGCAGAGAAATTTATATTTGTTTTTTTGTTTTTCATTTTGCGGCACTCCTATAACTATCAATGGTTTCGGGGTAAAGTTGGTTGTTGAAATACTATCCAATACAAGCCCGTCACGCGCCACAATTCGGCGCGTTTCTGTTGACTTTTTGCCGCTGCTGTGATATAATAATTGTGTCATAAGGCAAGCGGCAAAAGCCGTTATAATGGCTCGTTCAAGTGGTTTTTGAACGGGCTATTTTTTTATGCTGTTTTCAAGCTGTTCTTTATATTCGTCTGCTTTTGCAAGAACTTTTTTTGAATAACTTGTTTCGTATATTCCTTGTTCCCATAATACAGACGCGCCATATTCGCCCATATTATAAGCCATAGCAACTTTTGCGGGGTCGTCGTATTTTTCAAAAAGCTGCCGAAGAATAAAGAGCCCTGCGCGTATGTTTTGATACGGGTCTGTAATATCATCAAGCCCCAATTGTTCCGAAAGCCATTTGTGATTTTGCTTGTTTATCTGCATAAGTCCGTAATCGTCCGTACCGCTCACACAATCTGTTCGAAAACTGCTTTCACAAAACATCAAACCCATAACATACGAAAAATCAATGTAATACCCGGTTGATAAGTAATATGTAAATTCTTGTAATTCTACGGGCAATGCGCAGTCAAGGGGTATAAATTCCAAGTCGCCGCTCCAATCTCTCGACATTTCTTCGGTAAATATTCTTCCGTCGCGCGTGCCGTATGGCATATCTTTATTTGTATCGGCTGCCCCTCTCGAATGTATCGCAATAGCTGTCAATCCGCTGCCGATGGCCCCGCCGATAAAAAGACATACAAGCCAAGAAATTAAAATTCGCTTCACCCATAACGGAACATTTTTCTTCTTATATCCCAATTTGTAGGCCTTTCTATTCTCTTTGCGGTTTTTCCTGCTCGGTGTTCTATCGTCCATAATGTTGTCCTCCTATATATAATAATGTAGATTGCGTTAAGCTCTTAAACCTCCCATAAATACGGTTCGTTAAAGCAAATGTCTTTAATGGGGCATTCTTTGCAATCCGTTTCGGGATTGTTGTTTCTGCTGTTGCAAAAACTTTTAATAACTCTTGCGGCAGCGTGAACCGCCGCAACGCTCGGAACACATTCTTTGATTTCAAGTTCGCAATTTGCGCATATTTGCACGCCTTCGGGAATAGGTTGTCCACAAACAGCGCAAAGGTCAACATCTGCCATTTTCTATTCCTCCCCATAGCGAATGCTTTCGGGTCTGACTATCGTCACCGAATGTCCGCACTTGTCTTCGATTTCTGCACTTACGGTTAATTTGCCGTCTTTAACTCGATAGATGATAGCTGAAGCATTTATAACGAATTTCGCCCAACGACGGCATATTGAAAATTACGGGGCGTTTATTGAAAAGAGCTTCTTTCAATTCCGTATTATTCATCGTCTGTCACCTCGTTTCCCCAACAGTCCCAATCGGGGCGGGTACGGCGTGCATATAACTCCAATTTTCGTTCCGCAGGATAAAGCCGCTCTATGATGTCAAAAGATATTTCGGGCTTTTGACTGTGCCGCTTCACTTGCTCCGTAAATACAGTATGTATCTTCCCACGCTCCGCAAGTGCAACGGGGCGTAATTTACCTTTATACATATATAATAAGTATTCGTGACCGTACCGAACCGTAAAAGCGGCGGGAATGCCCGTTACTTTATTCCATATCATACGGGCGTGAAGCTTATATCCCATTTCTTCGGCGATTGTCTGCGCTTCAAACAAATATTTATCTATTGTCCAAAGGAAAAGTACGGAATTATCTTCGGCAAGAGTTGTCGCCGCTCGAAGATGTTTTTTTATTTCTTCAAGCGAACACACTTGATAATCAAGAGGTCTTCCGCTGCTATTCTTGCGAACCGCTTTTTTGCCGCCTTTTGATTGCTTCCACGGCGGGTCAGCTAAAATTAAATCGTATTTACGGTCAGTATTGAAAATATCAATAATCATTCGGGTACACCGCCTTCATACACTTTTCGTAAAGCCCCGGAATTTTGTGTGGATTGAAATTGAACCCATATAACGAATAAAAAGCGTCATTGCTCATTTTCAGCCATTCGCAACCAAGCTTAAAAGCATCGTATTTACTTATTGTTCCGTCAGAAAACAAAACAATCAATGTCCCGAAAGCGTATTGCTGTTTTATTGCAATACGAATTTCTTTCAATCCGTTCATAACGCTGTTACTTCCTTTTTTGTTTTATGCCCTCTCCGCTTAAAGCTCTCTTGAATTGCCTTTTGTGCTTTTTCCGCGCTGTACTCAGGGCGAAACATTTCATCTTCTTTCCCCGTGTAACCTCTGTTCAACTCGTTGTATATTGTTGCGGTGTGAACATTTAAGCGTGCGGCAATCTCGAAAGGGCGCACGCCGTCAGAATGCCACTTTTCAATTTTCTTGCGGTCGTCAAAAGTCAAAAATCTGTATTTACTCATTTTGTCACCTCCAATTGCAACCACCATTCGGGGTTGTTTCTTTGTTCTTCGTTCGGACATTTTTCGCAATCTTCTTTTTTACAAGCGGAACAAAAAAGTTTTTGGAACGATTTGTTCCACGGCCCTTCAATAATCGGGAGCGAAGAAAGAAAATCGGATAATGCTTTCGGGGACTGCGCGACTTTTTCATAGTTTGTCACTTTGCAAACCTCCTTTTCTAAAAAGATAAAAAAATAAATGCGACCGGCGGCGCATTTTTAAGTTGCGTCACCCTTCGCATTTAATAATACAATGAACAATCGGGCAAACGAACGGTTTTTATACTTGACAATTAAGATATTTGATTGTATAATATAAGTTAAAGTATATGTAAATACAGGTTCGGAGCGTGATTTTATGCGTATTGCGGTTGTGACGGGCGCAAGTTCCGGTATAGGACGGGAATTTTGCAGACAGCTTGACAAAGAAAACGATTTTGACGAAATGTGGGTCGTTGCCCGCAGGGAAGACCGTCTGGCAAGTCTTTCAAAGGAGTTGAAATGCCGCGTCAGACCCGTTTCGATGGATTTGACATCTCCCGATTCCTTTGAAAAATACAAGGCTCTGCTTGAAGAATATAAACCCGATGTTGCCGTGCTTGTCAATGCGAGCGGTTTCGGCAAATTCGGAAAATATACCGACGTATCGCCAGAAGATGAGGCGAATATGATAGACCTGAACTGCCGTGCGGTCGTGCTGATGACCCGCGCAACGCTTCCGTATATGCGCGAGGGAGGGCAGATATATCAACTCTGCTCCGTCGCCGCATTTCAGCCTATTCCGTACATCAATGTTTACGGCGCGACGAAAGCATTTGTTCTGAACTATTCCCGTGCGCTGAACGTTGAATTGCGTGACAGAAAGATAAAATGTCTTGCGGTATGCCCGTTCTGGACAAAGACGGAGTTCTTCGACCGCGCCGCAACGCAGGATAACAAAGCCGTGACGTATTATTCGGTCATGTTCACCGCCAAAGAAATAGTGGCGCAGGCGTTGAAAGATATGAAAAAGAAGAAAAAAGATACGTCGCTCCATACATTCAAAGTCAAATTGCAGATATTCGGAGTTAAAATTCTTCCGCACAAACTTGTTATGCGCGTATGGATGCGCCAACAAAAACATCTGTAA